CCTATGGAGCCCCGCAAAAAGCCTGAGCGGTACATGGACTCTACTGGCACTACTGTGACGGAGGACTTAGAGGGTCAGGGTAGAGATGAGCTTGCTAGGATAACTGCACTACTAGCGGGGGTACCCGTGAGCAAAACAATCCCTCCCGCTAGGAAGACTACTGCAGAAGTAGAAAGGGAGAAGGCTGTCAGGGGCTCCTATGTAGACCGAGTACAGCGCAAACCAAACAAGGGCCTTACTGCTAAAATGCTGGGTCAGATAGATGGGCTGCCACCTAAGTTCTCTATGGGACTATACCGGGAGATGCTAGAGAACAGAAAACCCAAGCCTGTACCAGACAATGTCATTGACTTGATGGTGGAGGAGTACGAGCTACGGGAAGCGGACGAAGCGGCGAAACTAGCGAGCAGTAAGGCCGTGCAGGAAAAAGCTAACACGGGCAGTGACGGCACCATCGGGAAAATAACGGGCAACACAGATGAGCGCTTGAAGTTGGTCACGGCCCTGCAGGGGACAGTAAGTGCTAAAGTGTCATCCGCCCTGCAGGAAGGGGACTTGCCAGCTGCCCTACAAACCATAGCGAACGAGCTTACGGACCCTACACTTAAGCGCATCGCACAGAAGCTAGCGGATAACACGGCGGGCACCAAAGTCACTCTTGTTGATGGGCTACCCTACGCTGGGTTCTTTGACCCAAAGACCAACACTGTGTCACTTAGTACAATGGGGGATATGAGTGCACACACGGTTATGCACGAGGCAGTGCACGCAGTGCTGTCCGCTTCACTGGCTAATAAGTCACTACCCACTACGCGGCAGTTAGAGGCGCTGTATGAGGCGACGAAGGATCAGCTTACTGGCTCCTATGGGGCAACGTCGCTAGACGAGTTTGTGTCTGAGGCACTGAGCAACACAGAGTTTAGAGGTGAGCTCAACCGTATAACTGTTAAGGGCTCTCCCCTGCCTGTACTGCAGCAATTCTACCGCATTGCCACTAACGTGGTACGACGCATAATGGGTGTACCCTCGCTCTCCCTGACAGCGGATACTACAGTGTTGGCGAAAGTTGAGCAGGTTGCGCTTGAGATTATGGCCCCTGCCCCTGACGTGCGTGTAGCTCCTAACTTGTTCATGGACGGTACGTACGAGGGTGTTAGTAAGGTTGCCGAGGCACTGGGCGCGGTGCAGAAGGCTGTTGGTAGGCAGATGAACAAAGAGGGCCGCACTAAGTGGGCGAATGAAAGCTTGCAGTGGATCCGGAACGCAAAAGACGGTGTCGGCTACGTGCTACCGAAACTTACTGGGTCACTAGGCCTAGGAGATATCGCGGAGGCCACGGGGTTTGGAGGGCTAGGGATGGACCTTCACAAGGCATTTAACGAGATGCGCGGGGCGCTAGACCAAGCGGACACAGTGTCTCGTACTGCCATGAACAAGGTAGACAAGTGGGCGAAGAAAGTAGGCCCAGAGGGCACTAAGACACTGAACGATCTGATCTACAGCACTGAGTATGGATCTACGATCTACCAAGTGGATCCAAAGTTGACACGCGCAGAGGCTGAGAAGAAATACAAAAATGCTAAGGGGGAGAACAAGTTAGACAGCGGCAATGACTTGTTTGCTGTGTGGGAGGCGCAGCAGCCTCTGTGGAAGGAGTTAGGGTCCAACGGTGGGCAGGACGTGTACCGGGAGATGAATCGGATCTACAAGCTACGGTTTGATGCTGTGCTAGCGCACATCGACGGCACCATCGATAAGGCTATGAAGGGGAGCCCTACGGCTGCAGCTAAACTCAAGAAAAGCATCCAAGAGCGGTTGGTCAAGCCCGGCGTGCTGGCGGTCTACTTCCCCCTTATGCGGACAGGAGACTACCGGCTGGACTTTAGCTACAAAGAGGGCGTCGTGGGCAGAGAGCCCTACGTTGTTCAGTTCTTCGAGAATTACGCGGAACGCGACGCTGCCGAACAGGCCTTAATAGGTGACCCTGATGTCATTCAAAGTTCTATCGAGACAAAAGACGGCAAGGATAAAGTGCGCGATTTTTCTAATGCCCCACCCACGTCGTTCGTAGCGGAGACGTTGAAGATACTCAACGATAACTTAGAAGGAGACAGCTCTGGGCAGATCAAGGAGGAAATCACTAGGCTGTTTATTGACTCCTTGCCGGAGACAGCATTTGCTAGATCACTGCAGCGACGCAAAGGGGTGCTAGGGTACGAGTCAGATGCGGTTGAGGCGATGCGTAAGAAGTCTTTCGACATGGGCCGGCAGGTGGTGACCCTTGAGTACAATGCGCGTATTAGAGATATTGAGGCAGAAATAGATGCTGCTAAGCCCCCTACTGCTCCTGACAAGGCAAGCAAGTGGAGTGGCATAACGCCTGCGTTCAACACCGTACGAGCGGAACTACTAACACGGGCTAAGTTTGCCCGAGAGGGTGCGCAGAATAAGCAGTTTGAGAAGGCTGTTAAGTTGGTCAACCAGACTGCGTTTGTCTACACCATCGGGTTTAATGCCGCGTCGGCGGTTGTCAACCTGTCACAGATTCCTCTGTTTGTTGGCCCGTACCTAGGAGCCATCTACGGGTACAAGAACACCCGTACTGCCGTGCGGAAAGCCGCTGGGCTTGTGCTAGGCTCTAAGGTAGGGACAGATGCTGATAGCAGACTTGCTTCCGCCCTTGCCAAAATTTCCCCCGCCTACGGCATTGACGCGTATTACACAATCTCGGAGGACGGCACAGACTTCACGGTGCGTGAGGACCTAGAGCTAGATGCGGAGATGGCTAAGCGCCTTGAGACCCTAATGCCGCTAGTTAAATTGGCTAAGCAGCGCGGGCAGTTAACACGCTCGTTTATAATGGATCAGTTGGGGTTATCTGAAGGCGGGAGGGCACGTCAGGGTAACTTTGCCAGCCGACTATCGGACACAATCGCAGGCATATCTGCTATGGCGTTTAACCAAGCAGAGCGCTTTAACCGGCAGGTAACGCTGGTAGCGTCGTATGATCTAGCGTTGGCGAAGTTACAGGGAGACGCTAAGAACTCGACGCAGAGCCAACGCACCGCAGCGGCGGAAGAAGCGTTGAGGATAACACAGGAGACCAACGGAGGGTCAGTTCTCGAGACAGCCCCGCGGATTGCCCAAGAGGGTGTCGGCCGCGTTGCAGCTATGTACAAAAGCTACGGGCTCAGCATGTACTACGCTATGTTTAAGTCGATGAAAGCTGCAGTAGACAACGCATTTCCCGGTGACAACGTAGAGATGCGTGAAGCGAGAAACGTAGCTCTTAAGCAGTTAGCAGGGGTGCATGGGTCAGCACTTTTCTTCTCGGGCATACACGGTTTGCCCCTGTACGGCGCTATCCAGATGGTAGCGGACCTGTTCTTCTTCGAAGATGACGAGGATGATTTTAATACAGCTGTGCGGAAGCACATAGGGGAGGGCTGGTACAAGGGGGCCCCTACTGCGGCTATGGGTGTGGACGTGGGTAGCCGAGTTCGGCTCACTGGCCTGCTACTGCAGGAGAACAGGTACAACAGCGACGCCTCTGTAGAGGAGAATATTGGCTTTTACTTGGGTGGTCCAGCATTGAGTGTCGGTAAGAGGTTACTACGAGGGGTTACTGATCTTAGGGAGGGCAATATAGAGCGTGGGGTAGAGAGCTTACTGCCTGCGGGGCTGGCTAATGGGCTAAAGACTACGTTTGGGCGGTACAAAGAAGACGGTGGCATCTACACACGTCGCCAAGACCCTATATATGATGACATGTCCAGCGGTGAGATGTTTGCACAGTTCTTTGGCTTCGCGCCGGCAGAGTACACACGTCGCCAAGAATTGAACCAGCGCGACAAACTTGTTGAGCGAACTGTCACTACGGACAGGTCTGACTTGCACAAAAAGTACTACATTGCTCAACGTGTCGGGGACATAAGTGGCATGCGGGAGGTAGCTGAGGAGATAAGGGAGTTCAACAAGAAGTACCCCGGCAAGCCACAGATAACCGCTGAGTCTATCGCGAAGTCCATGGCGCAGCATGCTAGAACCTCACAGACTATGCACAACGGCGTGACAGTTTCGCCTCTGGTTAGAGCCATGATGGAAGAGAGTTGGCGGGAGGAGGAATAAAAAAGCCCGCTAGGGTTAGTACCGAAGCGGGCAAGCTTGCCGGAGTAGTAGCCATGAAAACTACTGAGGGGAGTATATCACGAGGTTCGCCAGATACGTATACCATGGAGCCCGTTTTCTGCACGAATAGAGCTTACTAGGTCCCATTTGCGTGCGGCGAACACTAACCGAACGTGGCGTAACGCCTTAAAAGTATTTATGCAGGGGATGAACACAGAAGAGTTAATCACCATGGTATCCCACGGCACCTTGATAGAGATGCCGTCCGGGGATATGTCTCTATTCCTCCACGTCATTTAAGTCACAGTCTAGGACAATAACGTTGGTCGCTGGGAGGTTTAGCTTGGTGCCCTTACCGATCCGTTTCTTCGCTTTCTTGCCGTTCATAGTGCTCATTAACTCAGCTATGGTCTCGTCAGCGTTCAGTTGTTGCTCCGCGCACCAAGCCCGGAAAGGTTTAGGCAGGAGGTAAAGTTTTTTGACATCCGTCTCGTAGCGCGCCACTAACTTACCCTTTGGTACCGCGTCAGGTATGACAAGGCTATCTAGCCCGTTGTTATTTTCTGCACCCCCGCGGTTGTCCACCCAACTTTTGATCCACAGCACACTGCCGTAGTGCTCACTGATATAGTCATTGATCACTTCATCAGCATCGCCGCCCATATCGACCGAGCCTTTTTTGTTGGCCTCGAGTAGTTTGATAGCCCACTTGTAGACCTTATCTGCGTCGTAGTCTATCAGGCCACAACGCTTAGCGATTATAAGCCCACATATAGTCGCGGTGACGTACGCAGACCAGAAGCGGTTTTCTGCAGTGAGCCTAGCAGACTTATCAACTCGGGCCTGCACATCGGCAAGCAACTTCTTAACTTGTTCTAGGTTGCGCATAACGTACTGTATGTAGATAGGACCAGCGTGCCCATAGTTGCTGTTCAAGGCTGCAGAGAAAGCGTCTGTCTCAGACTTAGTGTCAAACTCTATCCTAGCGACAGGGCACTCCAAAATTCGCTGCGCCTCTGCTTTCGGCAGGGTCTTAAACATCGCAATACGCCCAACGAAGCTCGTATTGCCTGTACTAACACTCAACATGCGCCAAGGGCCACCACGAGCGCGCTCAGTGTTCGCTCCACTTGTCAAACGTATCTTCTGCCGGCCCCCGGTCAGCTGGTACGCAAGTTCACTAAGCTCCCGCCCTGTAGCGTTGGTAAGCTCATCCATGCAGAGTGGGATGTTTCGGTACACCTCCCCACGGTTCATCCTCCCGTTCTGCGTATCTTCTTTGTGTAGGATTAATCCGTCCGGGTTGCCCCAGATGGACGTGGACGCGAACATAGCCGTCGTTTTCCCTACGCCAGAAGCCTTGCTGTGGAGGTGTAGCCCCGCGCAACTAATTGGCATGAATTGCATAAGAGGCGACCCAAACCCGGTACACGTGACGAACTGGTGTAGCTCTAGGCCGGGCCGATTGTAGAAGTTAACGGTCGTGCGCCAATCCTCCAGCGTGCCCTTTGGTACGAACTCCTTAAACAAGTCTTTTGTTGGTATCGCAGGAGGGTTGACCTCCATATGATCCGCAAATATTTCCCTGTCCCCTAGCACGAAGGAAGTACTTTCCTCGCTAGTCCAGCCAAACTGCCGATGTGCTTCGTCTGCCATAGTCGTCCCCTGCAACTCGTTAACCCATGTCAGTATGTACTGCATGAGCAAGTCTATTTTTGCTATGGCGATACCCTGCATAGCCATGTGTTTTCGGAATTCTTCTCTCGCCCCGATGGCGGTAAGGGGCACAGTAAACTCCCGCACCCCGTCTCTCGGCAAGTGCAGGCGCATGACAAGGGCCTCCCCTAGCTCAACGTCCCGCAGGCGCCGTGTTACGTATAGGTCGTTATGGTATATAACCCGCTCTTCCACCTCATCGTCATCATCTGCGGCGACACGGATGTATATACCCCCGTTCACACCACGAAAGTAAGGCCGGGGGTATGGAGGTATAACGTACTTGCTGACAGGTGCATTGGGCAGGTCCATGGCGGGGGCCTCTACAATGTTGTCAGCCTCAGTGGCTTCGATGATTTGCATACCCAGCGAGATAGGAGACTTTATTTTCCCCCAGTTTGGGCACTTACGACATATGTTAGGGCGCTCGGCATCAAACGTAGCGCACAGCTGTGGTGCGGGTATAAGATTGTACTTGTCTTCCGTCTCTGCCGCGTCGTAGCCGTCGTAGCCACTCGATATTTTGTGTGCCCCTTTAAGCCCACCATCTTCGCAGAACTTCACGATCGATAGCCCAGCGCGCCAAAGAGGCTCACTGCAGGTGCTAGGGGAAGTAATGACGTGTCGGAGCTGAGCGCAACCGATATCCTTGCGTGTCTTGCGGATTATCTCTTTGAAGCTTTTCGCAACGTTGCCCGCCAGCACGTCGGTGATGGAACTCGCTATGTTAGGTGTCACCCGCGTGGGCGCTGGTATCAGCGGTCCCCCGATAAGGTCAGAGAATCTGTCGAAACTAACTGGCGCAGGAAACTCTTTGCCTAGCAGTAACACTGGTGAGGAGGGGGAGTACTTTAGGTTATTAGATCCCGGCATACGTAGTACCCGGGCAGCGTCAGCTGTTACCGTAGGGTCAGCGTATAGCCCTAACTCTGCACACTTATACTTAAGGCGCTCTGCTACCGGGCCCCAGCTAGCAGGCCCTACAGCTTCTTCGAGCATCCAGTACACATGAATGCCGTTGCCGGAGTCGACCAGCTGGGGCTTGGGCAGGGATAGCTTCACACAAAACTTCTGCAGGGCCTTCAGGGCAGCCTGTTTATCTGGGTAGTCTTTGTTTGGTCCGCAATCTAGGTCTAGGAACAGGGAGTTTAGCTGGTTCGCGTTGTGCGCCTTGCGGGTGTTAGGTTCTTTAAACGTGGCTAGGGCAAACCAGACATTGTATCCCTCATCTGTCAAGTTTTCTGCTGTGTCTAGCAGTTGGTCTATGCTGGGGTAAAACTTCTGTATGGGGTACTCTTTGTGCGGTGCTACTGCAAACACACAGTAGTATCCCTCACTCCCCAGCGCTTTTTGTAAGAACTTTTTTATATCCATAGCAGCTGCTCAATACCGAGAGACACCACGACAGGGGCATCGGTACGCCCTTTCAGTAAGACCTAGTCGTGGTGCGGAGGGGGAGGGGGTGCTAGTCGTCCCAGTCGTCTAAGACAGAGCTTAGATCAGAGTCTTCGGGAGCCTTAGCGGCAGGTTTCTTGCCCTTAGCTTTTACTGGCTCCTGCACTTCCTCGTCCTCGTCCTCTTCGGGGGGAAGGACATTCTTGGTCTTGGCCTTAGGCTTTGCTGCTACCTCCGATTTTTCCACCGGTGGCACTACAGGAGACACGTTATCCTTCTGAGATACCGTCATAGTGATGGCACTTTTAGCTGCCTCGCTGTCCCTGTCGATGACCGCTAGCTCTAACTCGTCCTCTGTTAGGGGGCGGACAGGCTTGAAAAACATCTTGGGTGTCTCTGCGTCCTCGTCAAAATACACTTCCGTTACGACGGATATCGCAGGTGTGTTGTGGGCCTGCAAGTGGCGCGCGTACGCTTGCATTGGCATGTTGCCTTTTTCGGCCTCACCGAAGATGCTCGTTGCGGGCAGTTGCATCTGGTACACTTCTTCTGGCTTGCCTTCAAGTGTAATAGCAATACGCTGTGAGAAGCGGCAGGCACGGCTGTTGCCAGTACCAGAGCCTTTGATATTCATAGCACAGTCCATGCACCGTGCTGCCTGCTTGCCTTCCTCAGTTACCTCCGGCGCGGGCACCTTAGTATCTACAGACCAACAAAGTGGTGGTGACACGGTGTTGGGGTCGTAAACCCCGTCATAATACGTGCGCCCAATAGGCGCGGCGTTAACAATGATTATGCTCATCTCATTGTCTTTGCTTACCGCTACCTGCTCCCCGTTTAGGATTTGGCGAAACTTGCCACCTTTGATGCTGATACGACGGTTCTCGTTACCACCACCTGACAATAGGTTAGTGTTTGATTCCTGCAACGACTTAAATAAATCGCTATTAGCTAGTGCATTGTTTCCGAACAAGGTTAGTGCTGTCATGTGTTACTCCTAGATGTCTTCTTCGTCGTGGGGGTCTTCGATACTTTCGCTGGCCCGTGCTGTTGGGAAGTCCGGTAGCGGGAGGGGTGGCGCCACAGGGTCTTTTTCACGAGACGCCTCCAGAGCCTTTACCACTTTACTGTAGCTAAACCGGTACGTGTTGCCTACTTTTATGTACGCGCTCTTTGGTATCTCTCGGGAATTGACCCAGATCCGCAGAGTAGATGTTGATATTGACAGATGTTCGGATAATTCCTTAATCGTCAGGAGGGGTTCCGCCATTACTTGCTCCTTGGCTTGCTGATTGTCATTGTGTACTCAGAATCTATGTTCAACCCCATAGGACTCTCGTCCGGGTTTTCTTCTAGGTACTGCTTAAGTACTGTCTGGTTAAGGCGCTTCTCTAAGAACTCTGGAACCCCATGGTCCAGCACAAACTTGTGCATGGATTCCCAATCGCTGGTCCAGTACTTAGTCTTGACCTGACGATAGAACGTGCCCTCAGTAGTGCGCCCACTCTCCATACCGCTATCTTTGCAGTGTTGAAGTAAGGCCTTCTTGATGGCCTCTTGTGACTCAATCAAGGACTCGTCCTGCGCATCAAATTCCTTCTTGTTCTCCGCACGCTTCGCCTTAATTTTAAGAAAGACCTTAGTCAATCGTGTTAGGGTTACGTCTTGTACTTCTTCTGCTTCAGCCATTTTATACTCCGGTTTGTGGCGAGATGTGTAATATAGTGACCTATCGTACTCTAGTCAAGTATATCTTTGTATAGGTCTATCATTTTTGTGTGAACGTCTATTCTGTTGTCTAACAACCTGTAAACGTGTTTCTCTACGTTAGACCCCTGCAGCTGCACCACGGTACATTTGGCGTTTTGCCCTGCCCTGTGGATACGTGCATTGGCTTGGAGGTACGTCTCTAGGGAGCTAACTGGTGCCCACCATACGATCGTGTTCGCTGCTGTTAGGGTTACACCATGCGCAGCGGCGGCAGGCTGGATGACTAGAACACGGGGGTTCGCCTCTTCCTGAAACCGCTTAAATATCGCTGTGCGCTTGCTGGCAGGCACATCACCCCGTATCACCTCGCAAGTCACTCCGTCGTTCGTAAGTTTTTCAGACAGTACGTCTATTGCGTGCCGAAAGGGAACAAACACAAGTACTTTCTTGCTGGACTCGTCAATGACTTCCCGTAGCACCTTGTACCTGTGTCGTATATCAAACTCAAGCGCTTCTCCTGTGTCAGTGTACACAGCCCCCGCGGATATTTGCAGTAGCTTGTTCATGTTGACCGCGGCATTTGCAGCAGTTATTTCTTCCCCTGCCGCCTGCATCAGCATGTCATCTTTTAGTTGTTTGTAGTACTTGAGCTGCTGGCGGGTAAGCTCCACTTCCCGCGTGACGTACACCATGTCGGGTAGGTCTAGGCACTCGTCTTTGGTGAATCGGATGGCGGGTTGCAAGGCCCGGAACACAACATCCTGCGCGTTGGGTTTAGGTATCCAACGGAAGTTAGTGATCTTGTACATCACCTGATCCTTGAATCCCCCCGCATACCGAGGGACGCCACCGGGGTTAACAAGTTTAGCGAGGCCGTAGGCGTCTATAGGGCTCTGTGCAGCGGGGGTGCCTGTCATCAACCAAAGCCATGTCTTGGGAGTGATAAGTCTTGCCAGCGCCTTCCATCGGTCTGTGCTCGGGTTCTTGTAGTGCGTGCAGTTATGGACTAGAAACCCGCCCCCAACAAAGTAGTTAGGTACGCCCTCAATTTCGAGGTTGAAGACAGGTACGTCACATCCGTGTTCGATATACGTAACACTTTCCACCCAAGCTCCGCTAGTTTCTTCTCCTTCTTCCTGTCCTGCGCTTGTCTGGTCTTCGCCGCGTGGCTGTTCCCATCCACTTCTAATGCCACTTTCTGTTTCACGTTCGCGCAATCTACTTTGTAGTTCGTAGGATAACCTTGCTGCCGTTTCCCCAACGCTATTGGGTAATTCCATACCCATGAGGTCGGTAGTTGTTCCATGACTAGGTACTCGCACCGTGTCATACCCGTACCGTTCCCCCCGCGTATGCGGGGCCTGTGTCCAACTTTCTTCAGTGCCGCTGATATGTTCGCCCGCATCTCGGGGGTTCGTTCGTACACTGATGGTGGAGCTTGGTTCCCCGCTGCCCGCCACTTCACCAGTGCAGACTGGTTCGGGTTCGCTGCGTGCCACTTCTTCCGCCCGCAAGATCGAGAGCAAGTCAATCCTGTGTTGTTGCACTTCACCCTGTGCCATAGATAACGACTCTTCTGCATGACATATTCTGCTTCGCATACTACGCAACTCAGCGTCAGATATAAGCCTCCGTCCTTTAAGATTCTTGGCAGCGACCCACCCTGCATCTGTGAAGAACGGGTGGGTTTCTGTAGTTTGGACATGGGTGCCATCGGATAGTCCTATATCTAGTAGTTGTTTAGAGGTGTTCTGTATAAGACGTTTTATAGTACGTACTCCAGTAGAAGTCAACACCGCGTCCCCTGCGCGTAACTTATCTATTGGTACTGCGCCTGTAGGGGTATGTACAGGTGTCCCTGCAACGAAACACTCATCTACGATTATTAGGTCGAACCCCCCTGCAGCTAACTCTGCGGACACAATAGCCAAACCATCGTAGTTTATGATAACGAACTCCGCACCTTCCGCAACTATCTTCTTTCGCTTGTCACCAGACCCGTAGGCCACGGACACAGTGCGGTGCATAGCGAAACTAAATAGGTCGTTGCGCCATGCTGAGTCCATGATCGATAGAGGGCAGATGACCAGCACCCGGCTGACTACTTTTTGTTGCAGGAGGAAATCCGCCGCCCAGATCGCGCTGGCAGTTTTGCCTGTGCCCTGCTCGTTAAAGCAGAAAGAGCGCTTGTTCATAGTGAGAAATGATGCTGTAGTTTTTTGGTGTGCGAAGGGGTTGAACCGGCCGGTCCAGCGATATTTACCTTCTATGGGGGAGGGGACAGCTATACCGAGGTTCTTGAGGACATGGGCTTCTTCAACACCCCAATGAACCAGCACTGTGCTAGCGTCTAGTTCTTTGCTCTTGGGTATCACTGTGGTGACTTGTTTTGGGTTGCGAAGCCGTAGCTTCACCGCTTTGTTTTCCACTATCTGCATTTATTGCTCCGACAGAAAACCACGAGACACGGGGCTGTGGCTCGTGGGGGTGTACTTGTGGTTTGTTAGGTAGTGCCTAACAAATACTATTTTTTCTTTTTTGTCGCTTTCTTGGGGCTGTGGCCGTTACGGCTACGGTTAGCACTGGATGACTCTATCTTGTAGCCGTCCTTGTTACTGCCCCCGTCCTTTAACATCTTATTATGGCTAACGTCTTTGCCTTCGCGCTTGTCAGCCTTACCATTACCGTTTTTGTCTACACCCGTTTTGTCCACTGCACGACGAGCGCGTTGCCGCTCCATACGTCGCTCGAACGTCTTACTACCTACCGGTGCGTTAACCTGCTTCTTACGTGGTTTCTTTTTATCCATGGTCGGGCACCTTTGGTGTTCAGGGCATTCTGTCAAGCACATCCCGGAATCGGGGACTGGTCGATAAGCTATCTGCTATAAGTGCAGTGAACAGATCAGTCAAAGCGTGCTCGTGCGCCGGCTCGCAGAAGCGCTCAATAACCACCTGCGTGGCTGTCATGTGGCGGTGTTCTGGTAAAAGTATTTCAAACAAGGCACGAGCTACGCGCTTCTTAATCTCTTGGTCCAGCAGCAAAGAAACCCTTGCTGCATCTGCGTCTATCTTAGGCTCTTCCATCAGTTATTTCCATTATGCACACATTCAGTTACGGGGCAATGCTTACGGCATAGGCCACTTGGGGAGGGGTTCCACACGTCGTTCTTGTGGGCAGCCTCCAGTCGCTTGAACTTTCCTAGCCACTTAGCCCATAGGGCAGGTTCGTTGTCAACGTGGTAGTTCCCCTTAATAAGTTTTCCTGCGACTACAAACAAAAGTCCCCCGCGCACCTGCTTGACCTTAGGGAAGTTCTTGAACGTCGCCATCGCCATAAGCTCTATTTGATCCGTGTCAGCGTACTGTGCAGATTTACCAGTCTTATAGTCGATGACTGTGGCTTTCTCGGTTTTCGCGTTGATGATAAGAAGGTCAACTGTACCACGCCACCACACATCCTTGTCCCAAAAATCGCAGGGTTCTAAGTCTGCTGTCAGGCCAAACTTATACTCACACAACTTTACGCCGGGCATAGCATTCAGTGTGTCTAGGGCGTCGAGAGAGAAGCTAAACTTAGCTGGTAACGGTGTGCCATCCCGGATGTAGCATTCCGCTGCCTTGTGGTACTCGTTACCGTACTTTGTATGCACAGTCTCTTGGTAGGGGAACTGCTTGAGTACCTTCTCATGGTAGTACTGCTTCGCGCACGTCTCGAAGGCAGCAATCTTGCTGTATGTCCACGGTGTTGCACCTACTTTAGCTGCCATTACTCACCCACATAGTTACTAACACAAATACGGTCATCGCTGCGTATATCAGGCTGTCTGTTCCCGCGCCCTTTATGATTCTTTCGTGGAGCTCGATACAGTCTTCTAGTAGTTTTTTGTGGTGCACCTTAAGCAGGTGGAGCTTCCTATCAGGACTTAGTAAGTCTGAGTTCAGGAAATGTAAGTCGCGTTCCTTAGGTTTATTCATGCTCGTGCCCTCAATGCGTCTTGTAGTTTTAGTATAAGTGCGTCCTGCTCCGCTATCCTAGCTGCCAGCAAGGGTACTTTTCTCTCTGCAAGCCGACCCCGGCTCTCCCAAACGAACCCATACAACGATACCACAGGCAGCAACACCGCCGCGAAGTACATGTAGACCTCTAGTACGGACATCATAACTTACTCCCCTCCTTCTGGGTCGCGCAACGCTTGCTGCAGAGCCTCTATAACAACGCTTAAGCACTCGAGCGGCACGGATATAAGGTCTATTCTTTTCGTCGCCAAGTCGTCCTGCCGGAGCATTACGCCCGGGATAGGCTTTTCTTTTGACCCTAACTCACACGCCATAATTCGGGTCACAAGGCCCTCTTTGGGTAGCTCCACAAGGCCCTCCGCAAGTGCCTTACGTTCTCGGTGTGCCTGTAAATCCGCTATGTTGCTCATGCTGTCTCCTTTAGCCACAAGGGTGTGGTGCAACCCCCGTATGTTTTACCAACGTTTGTCTCACAAGTAATAGGCAATCCCTCTGCCCAGTCAGGAACGAAGTGCATGCACTCCTCCACGTACTCGTAAGCCTCTTCTATATCTTCAGTTCTTGCCATAGTAATAACAGAGTCGTGTACCATCATCAATGCAGGGAACCGTTTCTGTATAAGCAACATCTGATCACGAATAATGATGCGTGCTAGGGCTTGACAGATATTCTCCACTACCTTGCCCCCGTAGATTCGAGTCCGGCCGTAACGCGCTTTATAGGTGTACTCAATACCGCGCTCACCCTGCTCACCCTCTAAGTCTGCGTAGCGCATAAGTAGTCCTGAGGGCAAGAGGATGGCTGACTCTTCCGCTACCGCCGTTACTACGCCTGCCTTACCAAACGGGGAGGATTCGCCACGGCACAAGTTCTCGAGCATGTATCCTGCGTCCTTCCACAGCTGCGTGATAGCAGGGTTCGTATCGCGATAGATGTTAATGATGCGCCGGCACTCGTCGAGATCAATCTGGACGCCAAAGTTACGCAGTTGCTCTTGGAAGCGCAGTGCCCCCATACCGTAGCCTGCACCAAGAATAGTCGACTTTCCAACGAACCGTTGTGCTTTGTCTATCTGGTCTTGGAGGAACCCATAGATACGAACCGCCATCTGCACGTAGACATCTTCTTTGTTCTGGAATGCGGTAACGAGATCCATCTGCCCAGCCCACCATGCGAGTACTCGGGCTTCGATCTGGCTTGAGTCTGTGTCTAGTAACGTATAACCCTGTGGGGCCATTATGCTGTCTTTTAGCTTATTACCCGACGCGCCCCGGCTAGGGAGGTTTTGCACGTTTATCTTGTCGTCTCCGCCCCACCGGCCCGTGTGGGCAGCGTAGTACTTTATAGGTGCGGGGAACGAGCCGCGGGATGCGATACCAATAAACCGCTCAGTGCGCGTCTCTTCAAGCGTGCTCTTGGTGCCCAGCCTTGCCGATACCAGTGCTTGCACCCTAACGTCTTCGTGGTTCAGCAGGGCAGTGAACGCTTCGTCGGTCTTGGCAAACGCGAACGCCTCTTTCTCTGTTTTGAGGCTTATCTTTGTTGGTGGTACGACGCCTAGGCCTTCGAGCAGTTCAGCAAACTTAGGGTTGCTCATTAGTTCTTTCTTGCTGTACGGTATTGAGTCCAGCAACTCCTTCTTCTTCGCCTTAACTATGACTAAGTGGTCGTCTAGCGCCAGCGGGTTAAGCTCCAGCAGGGGAGTCACGAACATGCGCAGGGTTGCATCGATCGTTTTTAGTTCTTGCTTGGGGAACCCGGTGCCCATTATATTGAACAGGTCATAGCATATATCTGTGTCGTTGACGCAGTAGTCCCCGTACGCATCTAGTTCTTCTGGGGTGAAGTCCTTACGTCGCTTGCCTAGGGCATTGACTACTTCATTGCCCTTAACGCCGACAGCATATCGTTCAGCAAGGGCTTTGAGGCTACCGCCCACTTCCACGCCGTGAAGAGCACGAGCAATGCACAGAGTATCGGTATACACACGAGGCACACAACCAAAATGCCAATTAAGAATGGCACCATCGAACATAGTATTGTGAGCCAGCAACATAGCGTCTTTCCAGTTAAACGACTGTAGATACTGCCTAAGTTGTTTGTGTGATCCACTTGCCCACTGAGTTTCTCCATCATTTACTTTCACTGATACGCCAATGGCCTCAAACTGAGGGTCGCGTATATACTCCTCTGTTGTCATCTTAGACAATGAGTACTGCTTGTCATAGTAAGTTTCGAAATCTAGCGTTATTAGATCCACTACGCGTTACCCCCTTTAATCTTGCTTACAACCCACTCTCGCATCCTGACCCAGCGATTTTCCGGTTTTTCTTCTTCTCGCCAGTTGGAACCGATGTAGGCTTCGTCGTTCATATACACGATTTCGCACGCCATAGCGTTCGCGATGTTAAACAATTTGGCAATGCGCTGGCTGTCTTCAGGATCTATGTCGGTCACGTCTACGCCCCGCGCCTTACCAATAGCCCCCAAGGTGCAGAACTCACCACCTAGTTCTAACTCTTCGCTGATTAACTTCTTATCAGCCATGCCATCGAGCGCGGCGAGGAGGTCTTTAAGAAACTGTTGCCCCCGCTTGCCTTCGATGGCTCTGTCAACTGCACCGCGCCATAGGTTACAGTTGTCTCCGTCGTCACTGTATCCGCTTCTACTCATGATTCGTTATCCTGTGATTTGTTGATCTTCCGAAGCTGAGCGTCTATTACGGAATTCAAAGCATCACGCTCTGCCTCAAGCCGCGTGTTATCCTCTTCCATCGTGGCGACCGCTGACCATGCTGCGTTTAACTCCGCCTCAAGCTTTAGAATGTCGTCGTGTATCCAGCTGGCGACTTCAGAATCTCGGCGGTACTTGTCGCTTATTTTTGCGCCCCTCATGGCTCACCCTCCTTGCATGGGGTTAGCCGATAACTCAGGCGGACGGCTTTAATTGTTCGTTTCTTCAGCGTTAGCGCCTTAATTATCCGGTGCCGTCCGTCTGCAACTTCTCCGTTCCAGTCCAAGATTATTGGATACTTTAGGTCAGCTTCCATAACTTTCATAACGTGATACGCTAAAAGCGTTATGTTTGCGTTTTTCCATATTGGGGCGTCTAGCGCCAGCGCGGCGAGGGGGATGTCGAAGGGCGTGTGTCGGCTCGCTTCGTCAATAAGTCGTGCGACGGAGTACTGGTCTCCAGCCCCGTCCACATAGTAGCCTTGTAGTGGCTCTCTGTTGCTAAAATCAACTATCGGTGGCTGCGCCATTACTTATTCTCATGTGTTGTTAAAAGCTTGCACGAATAAACAACTGGCGGCGCGTATTCAGGTTCTTCAACGACTACGGTGCCCTCAA